CAAATAATCTATATGAGAACTCTTCTGTTTCCCTTGCATTTAAATTCCAATGTATAAGTACAGTAATTGCTTTTACTTCATAAGAAGAGTTTTCACTACCTCCTAGAGTTATTCTAGGAGGTATAATATTTTTACCTTGATATACTCCAATTGATTTATTATTCTTATTATCAAGCTTTCCTATATAATAGTTATCTGCTTTATTTTCAAGAGTTTTTAACCAATTTCTTATATCTGCTAAACCTAACATCAAACCCCTCCTAATCTTTTATAAAACTCTTTAAAAGTCTTTTTGCAGAAGTCTTTTTTATTTCCATCAATCCACTCTTCATACCATTTACCTTTTGCATTTTTATTTTCACTAGTATTGAAATTGTATTCTGGATGATAATAAAGCCTTCTTGCATAAGGAGTTGATGATACTAACGTACAAATCCCTTTAGAACTATTACTATAATCAACAAAGGTACTTTCATTTTGTAAAGTACCTCCTTGATAAATAACTCTAGTTTTTGTTTTGCCTTTATACTCTCTGCCATTCTTAGCAAATTGCCCTCTAACACCATACTCTTTATATTTTTCTTTCTTTATTTCTCCAAATGGAATTACCTGTGCTTGTACTACTTCTGTATGTAAAGCTCCTGCAGTCATTTCTAAAGCTTGTATTTGTGCTCGTGTTAACTGTTTAATTCTTTGTTGATTAATTATTACAGTACTTGTCGCTCTTGCCATAACTTAAACCAACTCCAACTTAGTATAATTAACTGTTCCATCTGGATTACGTGCTTTTTCACCTTTGTATATATTTCTTTTACCCTCAAAGACTTTTACTTCTCCATCAGATATAACAGAAATACCAGGAGCAATATCTCCTGGTATCAAGACAGTTCCTTCTATTTTAATAAGTTTCTGTTCTGCTGTTAAAACCATTTTAGCCTTATCTTGATAATTACATTTAGTATCAATTTCAATAGCTTTTAAAGGCTCACCATCTTCACTTATTCCTTCTTGAAAAATAATAACTTTAATTGGAGTTTTACAAAACTTTTTAGGTACTAAACATGGATATTTCATAATTAAAACCTCCTAAAACTTAATGAACATAATCCTGTTTGTTTTAATGTTTCATGTAACTCTGTTGGTATTGCAACACCTTTTATTAATTGAACATTCCAACTACCACCAAAGTTAATTGATACTCCATTAATGCTATAACTAGATAATACATTTTCAATAAGTTCTGCATTTTCATACTCAAACTCTGCTAATTCACAAGTTACTTCTTTAATAATATCCTTTTGAAAATCTGTTAATTTTTCAAACCCTAAACTCTTAATCCTATTAAAAGTTAATGTATCAATATGCCTACTTGCTTTTCTTAATGATTTATCTATGTCACTATCATCTATTTCATTACCTTTAAAGATACCTGTATAATATGCTTTGTCTACATATGACATATGCTCACATCCTTAAATTAAAAGAAGGATACTATTGAGCACCCTTCTTTAATTCCTTATTTTCTTCTTTTAATTTTTTATTTTCCTTTTCTAACTTTAAAGCCTTTTCCTCTAAAGTTTTATACTCTTCATATGAAACTGATTTGCCAGCTCCATACTCTATTATGTTTCCTGCATCATCTATTATGTCATAACCTTGTGCTTGATACATATATTTTTGAGTTTCATCTATTGTATAAACCTTATTTCCTTTTGTTGCATTCATATATTATTCCTCCTATTTATTCAGCTTCTGCATTAATAGCAATACCACAAGCTTTATTTTTTATTAAGAATGTATCACCATACTCTCTAGTTTGATATACATACTTATCTGCTGTTCTTGAATCTGTACCTGGAGTAAATAACTTCATATATGCATATTTACTTCTAGTTACTTGGCATGATGGATGAATAAGTATCATATATATTTGTTTTGCATCTGCCGCCGGGACACATCCATTAGTAAAATTATACTTAGTTTTCATTCTTCCAGATGGAACTTTTTCTATATTTACATCATCTAAAGAGTAAACACTTCTATCAATTTTCCCATTATTTGAATTAACATCAATATTTCTTGTTAATCCTTCTGCTCGTTTAAGCATCTTGTGAATTGATGGAATAACATAAAGTATTCTTCCTTCACTTGGAACTCCTGCATCATCCATTTTCTCCATTTGGTTATCAAACCACTCTAAAATATTAGCTGTAGTTAATGTTGTAGTATCTATTACTGCTCCATTTGCAGTGTAAGTCTTAGCTTCTGAATATAACTTAGAATATCTATAAGAATCTCTTTCTGGAATAGCTTGTTCTGTTTCAAAAACATTTTGAACATTTGCTACTTCTATAACCAAATTAGTTTGATCTATATCCATTGGATCTAAAGCGAATTCTATATCTCTATCATGTGCTAATTTCTTTGGTTCCCATTCATTAGATATGCTTCCAGTATTAAATCCCATATTTGTTCTACTATGATCTTTATATCCACTAACTGTGATATTAGGTAATTTAATAGTTTGTGCATTAATAAATTTAACTTGTGGATTAGATTGTTCTAATGCATAAGATGTTAGCTCCTTTGCATATTTTTGTTGTAATGCTTGTTCAAATTGTTCAGCATAATTGTATACTGTCATATTTCCATCTCCATTTCTTATTTTTAATTAATTATTTAATTCCAAATGCCCTTGCTATTGCATCATTTGGATTTACTTTTTGTTTTGTGTTATTAGCCCCAATTATAAAACCATTTTTATTTTGTTCTGGCTCTTGTTGTTGTCCTTTAAAAGAAGGATATTTTTCTAACACCTTATCAATAGCTTGTTCCATAGTTAAATCATCATTAAGCATAGACTTAGCTAATATAACTACATCATCTACAGAAGTTGATGCAACTCCTTTAGATAAACAAGTTACTTTTGTTTCAGCTAATAAAGCTCTTTCTTCAGCTGCAACTCTTGCCTTTTCAGCATTAGTTAAAGCTTCATTTTTCTTTTCTTCTTCTGTTTTTTGACTTTCTTGCCATTGCTTAAAAGCCTCTAACTCCTCTTTAGATGGTTGGTCTTTCTTTGCTCTAGCAACTCTTTCCTTTACTATTTTGTCTAACTCCTCTTGAGTAAAAGTTTTAGGCTCTTCACCTATTCCTTCCCCACCTTCTGGATTACCTTCATCTCCTGATGGATTTCCTTCTCCAGCAATCCCAGCTCCTCCATCTGCTTGAAGTAATCTTCCCACTCCTAGCCTTTTTCTTAAATTACAACTTGTTATAAACATAACTTCCCTCCATTTATAGTCTGTAGACTTTTATTTCCTTACACAGTTTTAGGCCTTAAGCAAGTTTTGGGCATAATAAAAGCACCTACTTACGTAAGTGCTAGTTATCTTTCTTTTAACCACATTTCTTTTTTATTTTTATACTTTATCTTATTTTCATTATCAAAACTTCTATTTTCAAGATTAGTATATCTTTTAACTTGTCTTTCAATATAATTTTGATTTTGTTGTTCATTATATAATCTTATATTTTCTTCTTGTTCCTCTTTAGTGGGTATTATAGGTTTAGATGTTACCTCTTCAAAATATGTTGTATGAGTATCTCTACAGTTTGGATGATATAATCCTTTTGTTATAGCTAAACTAAGTAATGGATATGGTCCATCTTTAGAACTTCCACCACTCCATACATCATCAATATATATTTTACCTTGATGTGGAAGACATTTAGGACAACCCCCACCTCTACTTATCACTATAACTGTACTTATTCCCCACTCTTTTCTCTTATCTCCTTCCCCTTGAAGGTAAGCTCTTTTATTTGCTGTTCTAATAGCCATATCAACATAACTTACAACATTAACTCTAGCACCATTTTTATATTCTATACAATTAATACCGTTGGCCATAAAATCTCTACTTGCCATATCAATAGCTTTTTCTATGGTTCCAGCACCAGTATTGGCATATATTTGAGCATTAAATATTATTTTTCTATATTGATCATTAGCCATTCTTAACATAGCTAATTGTGCTTTCTTGAAATCTTTCTTAGTAGCTTTAATTAATGCATTAAGTTTTCTATCATTTATTCTAAAAAACTTAGCA